CTGTTCAGCGGCGAGTTCCAGTCCCGCCAGGGCCTGGACCCGGCGCGACTGGCCGAACTCTGCCACACCATGGCCGCCCTGGTGACCTTCGTCCACGGTCACGGCTGCCTGTTGGTGGATGGCAACGAACTCAACTGGCTGGTGCTGGGTCCCGACCACACCCGGGTGGCGCTGATCGATGTGGATTCCTTCCAGACCCCTGGTTATTAAGGGGACGTGAGATAAATCCATCCCGTATGTGAGATAAATGGGAAGAAAAAAGAAGATTCGGGGCTATCTGGGATGGGAAAACTGAAAACTCCTTGCATATATCGCAAGAAAAACGGCCTCTGCTTTCAGCCCTCCAGATACACCGCCAGAATGTCCAGAATCGCTTCCTGATCTCCCTGCGAAATCTCGCCTGAAGTCGGATCAGCAGTCAGCAACCCCCGCCGGGGCATCTTGCGAGTCCCAAACTCGTGATAAGTGGCATAGGGTTGTCCAAACCCCACCACCACATCCGTAGCACTCGCCTGGTGGCTCAGACTCAGCAGCATATCTCCGTACCGGTCGAGGATTGTGCCGTTACCGTCCGATGGGTATTGATTGGCGGTCGAGGCGGCCCAGGGTGCCCACGCTTGGCCGGTGGGATCGGATTGGGTCTCGAATCGCCCTGATACCCGGCTCTCCAACTCCATGCCGATGCCATCCAGAACCGGGGTCAGATCACTGACCTTAGCCAGTAACTGATTGAAATAGTCGCGCACGCCTTGGTCGTGCAGATTCACCTTCATCACGGTGATAGCCCCGCTCGCTGGGCCGCCGTGGCGAGTTGTGCGTCGGCGGCTTTTAGCTTCTGATCGATCAACTGTCGGACATCACGGCCCCGCTGGTTGGCAACCCCAACGTTGTACCCAAACCCAGGATCGATCCCCGCAGGCACTTGCATCACCTCCCCGGTGCGCCTATTGATCCACTCCCTGGTGGGTAGCATCGGGCGATTTTTCACCATCTCCTCGCCGCGTGGCGTTTTCCCCCGCTCATACTCTCTCTGGGAGACAGCGACCACCCGGCAGCGACACCCCCAGCCATTCGGCGGGTAGTGTGTTGCCCAGAACGGATCATCCACCGGCAGCACCAGGTTGTGCCACTGGCGATGCTCGTCCCGAACCCGGGAATCGTCCTTGGTGATGTAGCGCAAATAGGGGTGAGTGCGCTTATTCCGCTGCACCCGCTCCCACAGGCCCGAGGCGTAGGCCATGCGGGTGTTCACGTTATAAATGAGTTTCAGGCGCCTGGGATCGAACCGCGTCTGTACCTGCTCGCCGGTTTGCGGATCGCGCACATCGACGGTGCCCCACCAACCAGCCTGCGCCAACACGCCCTTGATATCCCGGGTCCAGTCTCGCCGGGATAGATCGCCCTGAACGCTGGCAGTGATGCCGTCGTGAATGCTTTGCAGGAGATCCAGCCGGGCCAGCCGGGAGACGGTGAACTGGTGGGCGTGTTCCTCCTGCCACAGCGCCCGCCAGTCGAAGGTGGGGGTGAGTTGCTGGCGGCGTTGCAGGTAGCGGACGGCCTCCGCCGGGGCGAGGGAGTACAGCCGGGCGAATTGCTGCGCCGGTGTCACTGCGTATCCCCATCGGGCGTGATGTCGGCATTGGCGGCCAGACGGGCGGTGAATACCAGTTGCGTCAACATCTCATGGAGGGCGCTGGGGTCGCTGGCCCCGAGCAACGTGGTCAGTCGGGCCAGGAACTCGCCAGCGGTGAGGTTGCCTGCCCCGTCGGCGGCGGCCTGGATGGGATCGACCATGGGCGAGAGCACGGCTTCCCAATCACCGGCCAACTCTTCATAGAGCGCTCGCAGACCGTCCTCGTTGGGTTGTTCTGCGAACGCGACGGGTGTGGCGGGTGGTGTGGGTGTGGTCACCTCCGCGATGTCGTCCTCTCGCAGGTTGTAGCTGCGCATCCAGTAGGTCTTGGTAAACTTCAGCCCTGCCCCGCTCAGGGTCTGGTCGCGTTTGGCCTGGCGGTCGTTCACCTCGTCTTGCTCCCACATGGTGAACTTCGGTGCTTGGGTGTTCTCCCCGGCGTTGAGATCCACCATCCAGCGGATAAGCTGGTTCATGGCGGATTCGACCATCCGGGCCTCGTCGTCGCGTAGCGTATCGGCTACCTCCAGCCCCGCGGTGGCGCTTGCGTTGGTACTGGAGGCTTCGGTGGTCTGGTTCTGGCCCAGCAGCGCGATGGCAATCTCACCCCGGCAGTAGTGCAGTAGCTCCGAGTACGCATCGGCGGTGCCGGATTTGTTCGATTCGATGATCTGGACGCTGGCATCGTCGGGAATTACCGCAACGGCGTCCTGCACCATGGATTCCAGACGGTCCAGGAGGTCGTCTACCTCGGTTTTCGGCGTGCCCCGGGGTGTTTGGCCCACTAACCAGGGCGTGCCGTACTTCTCGGCGAACTTGACCCAGAACTTCAGGCCACCCCGCTTGAACGTGGTGGGCCAGAACACCAGCGACAGATCGCCAACGCCGTAGGGGTTGGCGTAACTCGCCCCCTGGCGGGTAACCAGAAACTTCCGGGGCGGTAGCACCTCGCCCTGGAGAAGATGTCCACGGGAGCGAAACCGTAGCTCCCCGTCCCCGTCGTAGACGAACCATTTCGGCGGTTTGGCGATCACCTTACCCGGTACCGTCCAGCCCTCGCGGTGTGTCCAGATCACTTCCAGCGGCTGATAGCCATAGAGCGACCCATCCAGCATATCGGCAACGATCTGGCCGATATCCAGGTGGGCTAGCGCCTGCTGGACTCGTTTTGCCAGGCGCTGCGGGCCGGCCTCTGCCTCGATGGACCATTCCAGCCCCCGCACCGCGGCCTTCCGGCGACGGATACAGCCTGCCACGATGGGGTCACTGCGCAGGTTCTCATAGACATCGATGTCGCGACCCATCCGCTTCAGGATTGGGTCGGGATTCGGAAGATAGCCCCCGAACAGGCTCGCGAACTCCGGGCTATGTTCCCGGGTGGCGATATGCTGACTCAGCCGATCAAGCATCGTAGCCCTCCAGAAGCGTGGCGCTGGCGCGGCGGCGGCGACTGGCCACGGTGACCGGGCCGCTGTTCAGTTCCCGGCTGGCGAAGTAGGCCAGGGCCAGGGCGACAGCGCTATCCCCGTGACGCTGGCCCTGGTCGGCGCCGGTCTGGCGACCATCGGGAATGCGGGGCACACCCTTGATGACTTCCACGGCCCGCAGATCCGCCAGGATATCGGCATCCTTCGGCAGCTCGTCCAGGTCCCCATCCTCCAGCGCCGCTTTCACCGGGGGCATGTGCTCGCGATACCAGGCTTCGCTCAGCATCACCTGCTGGATGCGGCTGCCGTAGTGCTGCATGGCCCGCTCGGCGAGGTACTGGCCGTTGCCCCGGGCGTCGAACGCGCCGCCCATCAGCCGTAGCCGATCCAGCACGTAGACGATGGCCTGTTCCTGTTGGCGAAAGGGGGTGTTGCGCATCTCCAGCACGCAGGGGCAGCGCCGGCGTAGGGTCTGTTCTTGCAACAGGGGGATCAACACGGTGAGGTCACCGGTGCGCCCGAAATCTTCACCCACGAAAGCTAGCGCCTCCGGCGGGAGCGTGGCGAGAACCGGTCCCAGGTGGGTATCCAGCCACTCCGCCATTTCCGCCTCGCGGATGTGGTCGGGTAGCAGCTCGAAGCCCTTACGGGCCGTGTAGCGGAACACCGGCGTTGCCGCCGACATGCGCGATTCGATCAGCGCCCTGCTCAACCAGGCCCCGCCAGACTCTGCGGGGATGCAGAACAACTCCTCGTCGGCGTTGGGTTCATAGCGCTTGATCAGCGCCTGTCGCCAGTCATGTTGTGCAGCGGGTGACCACGGTTGATCCGTCACCTGGCAGATGCGCCTATAAAGGCCATCCTCAAGCGCATCGTCCAGGGTCACCCGGTGGAGGCCATAGTCGAAGCGCCCCGAGCGGATGTCGTTCACCAGGGTGTTGAAGGGGTTATCCACCCCGTTGTGGGTGCTGATGATGCGAATGCACCCGCCCCACATGGTCATGGCCATGGCCGACTTCAGGATTGCCGCCAGGTCGTCACAGAACGCGGCCTCGTCCACCACCAGGCGCTCGCCGGGGCGGCCCTTGCCCCGGAGCTGGCGAGGGTTGCTGCTGAAGGTGATGATGGCGTGGCCGCTGTCGAATTTGATCCGGAAGGAGGTGATAGCCCGGTCACCCTCCTCGAAGATGGTCTCCTCGATCTGGCTCGCGGCTGCCTGGAAGGCTCTGGCCCACTGGGCGCAGTCCTGAATAAAGCCGGCGGTCATGTCCTTGTCGTAGGAGATGTAGTAGACATTGGCGCCGGTCTTGGCCGCGGCGTGTAGGACCGAGTCGGCGGCCTCGCTATAACTCAGGCCGATGCGGCGGGATTTCTCGATGATCTTCACCGGGCGGGTATCTTCCACCCAGCGCTCCTGGTACGGGAGCAGTATCGCCCCGGAGATGCTCATTCGCTGAGGCCCGTCAGGATCGCGGCCCGCATGGCCTCGACCCCGTCGTCTGATAGTCCCGCCCGGCGGGCGGCGGTTTCGGCCAGGGCGGCGGCGTTCTCGGCGGCGCGGGCCAGTACCTGGGACTCGTGTTTCTTTTGCTGGAGGCTGACCACACCGAGTTTGTTTAGCGTCATGGCGGCGGTGAACAGCGGCTTCAGGCGCTCTTCAGGGGCGGCGTCGTCGTCGATTTGCTTGAGGGCCAGTAAAACTTTGAACATCTCGGACTGCACCAACGAGATCGACGCGGCCAGGCGGTGGTCTGGCTCATCGCCCGCCGCTTCGGCGATGGCCTGAGCCGCGCGGGTGGAATCCCGGATGTCGGCCAGCCGCTCCTCCAATTGCTGGCCGTAGCGATGCAGGGCGGACTTGGAAATCTTAACATCGTGCTCCTGCTCGATGTTTTGGGCGATCCACTCGTAGCCGCTGAAGCCGGATTGCTCCAGCATCCGGTCAATTTTCTTGCGCAACTCGTCGGGGAGTTGCACCACCGTTGAACGCCGGGGCATAGGGTCACCAATACTTCTTGGGCCGACCGATACCCGGCTCGTCCTCCGCCGTGTATTCGGCCATGTTGATGCCGTGGCGGGTCAGCCGGGCGTGCCACCGGCCATTGGGGCTCACCTCCACATGCACATGGCCGCCTTCGGCCAGGTACTCCAGTTCCTGGCGCAGCTCGTGGTCAGTGGAATCGGGGTAGATCGCCTGTACCACGGGCAGCACCGACTCGGCGTAGGCGCCGATGGGCCGGGCGTTGTTCAGGGTCAGGATGATATGCCACCGCACGGCTTCGCGGCGCACACGTTGGGCATCAATCATTTTTGAGCAAACCTCTGTTACGGGCCATGAGTTCGAGCGTGTTGGCCAGGGCGTCCAATTTGGCTTCGATCACCGACTGGTTGCGGATGTGGTCCTCTCGGCGGACGTACAACACCGGGAGACTGGCCCGGAGCGCCTGGAGGTCCTCCTCGACCGCCTTGTGGTCGCGCAGCAGTGTTTGCATTCCACTGGCCAGGGTGGAGTGTTCGTGCTGGAGGATGCCCAGTCCATCGGCCACGACGTCGTGGTCGGTCTGTAGCTGGATGTAGCGGTTATCTAGTTGCTGAATGTGGGCGTCTATGCCGTCCACAGCCCGTTTTAGGAGCTTTGAGATGATGGCGATGAGAAAACCCGACCAGGTAACCACTAGCCCGAGCAGTGTTAGTCCATCGTTCCAACCGATTTCCATGGGAGGACCCTTGTGTCTGGGATCTCAGGGATGATCCCAGATCCGGGCTCCTTCAATCTTGTAAACCAGTTTACTTATTGCCCGGGGCTGGCGGTGGGTAGGCTAGGGGCGTTCGTGATAGTGAACTCCCAGAATTCTACAACCCCGGAGGGTAGCAATGTGAAACGCGAGGAAATTGCCCGCGAGGTGGAACAGCGCGGCTGGCAGGGGCCGCGGGTTACCCAGGCCGATGTGGACGGCGTTATCCAGGCGGTGACCTACCACCAATTCCCCGGTACCACGGTGATGGTTTGCGCCATCATCCTGGAGAACGGCGCGGTGGTCACGGCGGAGTCGTACTGTGCCGATCCGGAGAACTTTGATCCGGATCTGGCACAGCGGATCGCCTTCGATAAGGCGAAGGACAAAATCTGGGCGCTCGAAGGCTACCGATTGCGGTGCGATCTGGCCGAGGCCCGCTACGCGGCGGAGAGCGGCTACGTCCTGGTGGAGGTGGATTCCGAGCGCCTGGCCCATGGGTTGCTGGATCGCGAGGCGGTGCTGGAGGCGGTGCGCGAGATCCTGGATGTCGAGGATCCGGATCAGCTTCGCGAGCAGATGCAGACGTTCCGGAACCACATCGAGCGCGATGGATTTCTGCCCCCGCCGCTGGAGGGTGTGGAGTATCAGGTTCCGGAGGGTTAGTAACGGCGATGTTCTACGACCTCCTCTACACCCTCACCCGGCAGGATAACGACGGGCAAGAGAAAACCTGGCCTATCGTGATTCGCAACGTCCCCCTGGCGGATACCGACAGGATGCGCATGTTGCAGGGTGAGGGTGACGGACCGATGAAGCGCCCCACCTGGTCGCTGTACGGGGCGTTTCTGGAGAGCCTGTACAGCGCCCGCCAGTCCGCCAATCCGCAGGTGGTGGAGGTGCATGATGCCGATACGGCCACCTTCCAGGAGTTGGTGAGCCGGCGGATGCCGCAAGCGGATCGGGTGATCGCCGCCTTTCTGGCCGGGATACTCTCCGAGGGGCAGGTGTGTCAGGCCCTGAAGATGGATCGCCAGCAGGTGCGGCGGCGCAAGGATCAACTGGTGGAGCTGGGGCGCCAGGACGCGGCGAAGTTGTTGGGGCGGTCGGGTTGAGTTCCCCCATTTCAAGAGGTGATGTGATGTCCGAGAACAGCAGTGACGGCTACCGCGAATGGTCAGTGGTCGAGTTGATGGGCCACAGCATGATCGCGGGCCTGGTGAGCGAGCAGAGCATCGGCGGTAGCGCGATGGTGCGGGTGGATGTGCCGGCGGTGGATGATCAGCCGGGGTATACCAAGTTCTTCTCGGGCGGCGCGATCTATGCGATTACGCCGGTTTCCGAGGAGATCGCGGTGCAGCATGTGCTGCGGATCCGCCCGCCGGTGCAACGCTTCGAGACCCGCCCAGTGCGGCGGGTGGCCGGGCAGTTGGCCTATCAGACGGTGGATGAGGAGCTGGAGGCGGAGTACCCGCCCGATGACGCGGACCCGAATCCGCGCTACGAGCTGACGGCGGAGGAGGCAGCCGCAGTCATTGATCCTCATGATGAGGAGTTCAGGCTGTGAGCGTCGGCAGTGGGATTGCCATTGCGGGCATCTGGGTAGGCGGCGCGGTAATGGTTACCGGCCTGGAGAGCGCCCTGGCGATTGGTGGGGTGGTGGCGGTGCAAGTGTTGTTGACTGGGCCGCTGATTACCCGGGGGCGCTGAGATGGCAGCGCAAGATGCCAACGCGGACGCTCTCAACGTGCTGCGTTTGGCTACAGAATGGGAATCGTGGCTGCAACGAAACCGCAGAGGCAGCACCTTCTCAACCTTTGTCGACGAATTCGGCTATGACGAAATTGGGGCGGATACTATCTACCGGCGAGTGGAAGCAGTCCGACAGATGGCTTTCACCCATATCCCAAAAGGCCGATAAGGGGGGCAGCACCGCCGAAAAGGGGGTTTTCGGCGGTGCTCAGGGGGGTTTTCAACTCGCCTGCCGACGCCCGAACAACCGAGCGATGCCGGTAACCACCGCACCCAACAGCCCCAGCACCACAACCAGCCCCACCCCCCAGAGTGTGATTGCCACCAACCATGACCCGATGTCGTCGCTGGACGCCCCGCTGTTCGCGGCAATCACGAAAAACGCAATGCAGGCGCCGACGATGGCCAGGCCCCATCCCGTCGATATCTGCTGATCATTCGACGAGGTGACTGTGGCCCCGGCCTCGATCGGCATCTTCGCCTGCATCTCCTCCTGACTCTGCCCCGGGTAAAACTCCGCGAACAGCTTCTTCCCCCTGGGCGAGTTCAGGGGCAGCATCGGTTCCGTGGTCTTGCATGAGGGGCAGATGGTCTTGGTCGCCGCGATCCGGTAGATGGTGTAGATGATCCCGGGCAGTAACCAGAACAGAAACAGCACGATTTGCAGCAGGAGCGACCCGGGCATGTGTTTCTCGGGTATCCCGATATCTCCGCACTCCTGGCAGATCCGCCGCTTGGCCCATTCGGCGGCTTGCAGGTCCGCCTTGGCAGCGTCCTGTTTCGCCTGTTCCCGCGCCAGGCGGGCCTCGCGCTGCTGGCGCATCTTGGCCTTGCGGGCGGCGTTCTGTTGTTGGCGGGTGGCCGCCCTGGCATCGGCGGGCTGGCCCGCCCTGGCCCTCCGCACCGCCTCGCTCTCGATGGCCGGGCCACCGCCCATGAATCCGTCGTTGTTGCCGTTGCTGTCTTTCTTCATCGTGGGGCTCCTGAGTAGTAATGAATTGGAGTGGGTGCCTTCATACCCCAAAATATCGTCATCTATCCCGCGCCTGCGTTATTTCGTGACGCGATGTACCACCTAGCCGGTGGCGTTCTTCGCCAACTCTCGAAGCTGGTTTACTGCGCGTTCCAGTGCTTGGATGTCGTGTACCGCTGCCTCTAAATCGTCCAACCGTTTCAGTTCTGTGGCCCGAGCGAAAATCGCGGTCATGATCGCTTCGCGCTTTGAATCGGATTCAACGCCTTCCACCAAGGTGATGAGCGGTGACCATCGGCTGGCCGTCGTTGTGGGCAGGATCCGCAGATCCCGAGAGAACTTGACCCCCCGTCCCGTCGCCAGCCAGTCGATAGTGACGCCAGTGGCGCTGGCAATGGTGGCCGCAGTCTCCAGGCCAGGCATTTTCCCCCGATTCACGTAATCCCGAATCGAGGATTCAGGCACCCCGCACCGGCGAGCGAACGCCTTGACGGGCTCGTCGCCAATGGCCTCAGCGATGCGGGTTCCGATATCTGTATTGTGATTTTCCATGGCACATCCAGACCTACTGCCACTAGCTACGGTGTGCAAATGCTGCGCGAGAAAGCGTTCATAAGCGGGCAATTCCGTGCTACCATCGGGTTGTTTGACAAACAGAGTAACACGCCATGAAGAAGTTGAAGACGCCAGAACAAGCCCGGGCAGAGTTGCGCCGCCGGGGCGTGACGGTTACCGCCTTCGCAAGAAAGCATCGCATCAGTCGTGCCATAGTTTTCGAGGTGTTAGGCGGTCGGAAGAAGGGGCATTACGGCGAGTCGCACCGCGCCGCAGTGCTCCTCGGCATCAAGGACGGCATCCTGGATAACAGCGATGCAGCCAAAAAAATTTGCCCAGAGGGTGCGACAAGTCGCGCTATAGATAGCTGAATCAGAGGAGTCCCCCCATGAAACACCCCCGTTTACTACCCCTTTCCCGCATCTCCGGCCCCGCGGTGGAGCAGCTACCGGGCACCGATGTCCGGCTGCACCGGCTCGCCATCAACGTCGACCCGATCACCGGTGCTGACGAAGACGGGATCATCGAAATCCACATCTACATGCTCCCCACCTACGACGGTTGGAGCCAGGCCACGGATATGGTCGCCTGGATCGTCCAGGAGGTGGACCGTGGCGCCGATCCCCGGGAGATCTACGAGGCCCTGATCGGCTCCGATTGGTCGGTGGGCTACGACGCCGTGGTGCCGGTCCTGTGGGACGGCGACGGTAGCGATGAGCAGGGCGTCATGATGCCGCGCCTCCTCGACCCCACGATGAAGTGGGCGGCGGGTGTTGCCGGGGAGGGTCGGTCATGACACGTCTATATCCTGACCGCACCTGGGAACGCTGCGACCGTGACGGCCTGCGGGTCCAGAGCCTCCGGGGTGGTTGCCTCGGCAGCACCGAATACGGCGATGAGCTGAGCACGCACACGCCAGGACCCGACCTCTACGATGCCGTGTTCTCGGGGCTCTGCCAGCAGCGCACCAGCATCAGTGGCTGGTGCCGTCGTCACGGGGTGGACCGTGACGAGGCCCGCGCCGCACTGCTGGGCAAGGCCACCGGCCAGCGGGCCGCCGTCATGGTGGCCGATCTGATGGCCGCGGCTGGACTGGAGGTGCGTCATGTCTGAGACCCGCCAGACCGGCAACCAGAGCGGTGAGAAGCTGCTGGTGATCCAGGATCACCTGTTTCGGCACTTCCTTCACGGCATCACTCCGGGCGATCTCGCCCGGGTGACCGGCTACTCCCCCAGCTACATCTCTCGCGCTATCGCCACCCTAGAAAAGGCCGGGTGGGTGGAGCGCATCCCCGAAACCAAGCGACTGCGGGCCAGTATTCGGATGGCTCGCTATGCAGTGGCGATCCTCAAGGAGATGGAGAAGGCCACCCAACGATTGAGCGACTTACAAACCCGTATCGGAGATTAGAAATGGCCCGCAAACCCGATGTAATAGATGTGACGCCCGAGCATAGCGAACCCAGAGGCACCAGCTTGGTGGGCGTGGATAGCGACAGCGCACGGGAAGCGCTGGAGCGCATGAACCAGGAAGCGCAGTTGATTGATGATCGCTACGGCGATGGGTTGCCCTACGACCGTGGGCGGGTGGTGTCAGAGGCCCGATTTTATTTGACGCAGTCGGCTACAGCCATGCTAGAGGCTGGACGGCGTTTAGTGCTGCTGAAGGAGCGTGAGGGTCACGGGGAGTTCCGCTCCATCCTGGAGACCGAGCTTGGCCTGAGTAAGTCCGTGGCACATCGCATGATGCAAACGGCCGTACGCGCCGCAAATGTCCCAACGTTGGGACATTTGGGAAAAGTCGTTCAGTCAAAAGCTAAGCTGTTTGAGCTGATGGTGTTGGATGATGACAGCCTAGAAGCCCTGGGCGAAGGCGCCACCGTCGCGAACCTCACCCTCGACAAAGTCGAGCGCATGTCGGTCCGCGAACTCCGCCAGGCCCTACGCGAAGCCCAATCAGAGAAAACCGCCAACGAAAAACTCCTCGATCACAAGAACCGCCGCATCGACGAGCTATCCCGCCGTCTGGAGCAATCCACCCCAGACGACACCATGGAGCAGATGCTCCGGGAGGTCACCGGCCGTTACAACAGCATCTCGGGGTTCCTGAACGGCCTACGGAACGACTTCCGGGCGATCCTCGACTACCAGGCCGTGCAGGGTGGCGACCATCGCGAGGTGCTCTCCGGGATCGTCGGGCAGATCCAGCGCCACGTGCTGGAGCTGCGCGAGGAGTTCGCCCTGCTCGACACCGTCGGCGACAGCCTACGGCCCTGGGAGAACTGGGTCGACCCAACGCCCAACATCACCCCGGCGGAGTACCGCCGCATGAAGGAAGAGGCCCGCTTGCAGGAGGAGGCCGCCCGGGCCATCGAGGAGGGTGGTTTGCACCCCGACTGCCCTGCTGCGGCCAGTGCCGACGACGACACCAGCCCCTCGGACTACTCGCCCGAGGAGGTCCGTGACGGTGTCCACATCCCCCCGCTACCACCCCGCACCGCCATCGGTAAACGCGACGACGACACCGACCCGGACGCCTGATCATGTCCCCCGCGCTCATCCGTGCCCTGCAAGCCGTTGCCGCCGAAGCCGCCGCCGCTGGCCACGGCGGCAAGGGCGCGGTGTACGACGCGGCCTGCGAACGCCTGGGCATGACCAGGCCCACCCTCTACCGCAAACTCAAGGAGGTCACAATGACCGCCGCCCGCAAACGGCGCACCGACGCCGGTGAGGTGACCCTGCCCATAGAGGAAGCGCGGATCATCTCCGCCTACCTCATGGAGGGCTACCGCGCCAACAACAAGCGCATCATCACCCTGGTTGATGCCCTGCGAGAACTGCGCGCCAACAGCCAGGTACTCGCCGGGCGGGTGGACACCGAGACCGGGGAATACACCCCCCTGTCCGAGTCCGCCGTCAGCCGTGCCCTGTACCACTACCAGCTACACCCCACCCAGCTACGCCGGCCCGCCCCGGCGCAGCCCCAGCGCTCGCTCCACCCCAACGATGTGTGGCAGATCGACGCCTCCATCTCGACACTCTTCTATGTACCCGAGCGCCAGCCCCTGGCCGACATGGCCCCCAGTGAGTTCTACAGCGGCAAGCCCCAGAACTTCGAGAAGATCAAAAAGCAGCGCCTCACCCGCTACGTGGTCACCGACCACACCAGCGGGGCGATCTTCGTCCACTACGTGGCCGGGGGCGAGAGCATCGTCAACCTCGCCGAGTGCTTCTTCCAGGCTATGGCCGAACGCCCCGGGCAGGCCCCCTACGGCGTGCCCTATCACCTGGTGCTGGACCCCGGATCCGCCTCCGAGTCCGGCGCCTTCAAGGGGCTGCTGCGCCGCCTGAAAATCACCCCGGTGGTCAACGCCCCCGGTAACCCCCGGGCCAAGGGCCAGGTGGAGAACGCCCACAACCTGGTGGAGATGCACTTCGAGCACGGCTTCAAAATGACCACCGTGCCCGATCTCACCTGGATCAACGGCCAGGCCAACCGCTGGATGATCTGGTACAACTGCCAGCAAGTCCACACCCGCCACGATCGGACCCGGCGGGATAAGTGGCTGGAGATCCGGGACGACCAACTCCGCCTGGTGGACGTCACCCTCTGCCGGCAACTCCTCACCCAGACCCCCGAGACCCGCAAGGTCAACGACTACCTGGAGGTGGAGTTCCGGGGTGCTAGCTGGTCCGTGCGTGCCGTGCCCAAGGTTATGGTGGGCGAGACCCTCGCCGTCACCGTCAACCCGCTGAACCCCGACACCGTCTACGTGGTGGATACCGCCCAGGGCGAAGAAACCCTGATCGAGATACCCCGCGTCAATACCGACGACCACGGGTTCCGGGAAGGCGCGGCGCTTATCGGCCGGGAGTACAAAAGCCACAAGGACACCGTGGCCGACACCCACCGCAAGGGCCTGGAGCGACTCGCTACCGAGACCACTACCGACGAGGCCGCCGCGGTGGCCCGGAAGGATAAAAAAATACCTTTCGGTGGTCGCATCGACCCCTATCGCCATCTCGACGACGTGCCAGACGTAGCGGTGCTCCCCCGCCGTGGCCACCGCCACGGCCCCGAGGCTCCGGTGGTGGCCGAACTCACCCTCACCGTGGTGCAGGCCGCCCAGCGGCTGAAAGCGCTGCTCGGCGAGCGCTGGACCCCCGCCCACTACCAGGCCCTGGGGGAGCGATTCCCGGATGGCGTGCCCGAAGGGGCGATTGATCAACTCGCCGCCGAATGGGGCGATGCCCCCACCACCCCCGGCAAACCCAACCTGCGGGCCGTTGGAGGTGAGCGCTGATGCGTGCCCTGAAAGCCCTCCTTCGCGCCCACGGCCAGACCCAGGAGAGTCTGGCCCGGGCGGTGGGCATCAGCCGCCCCACCTTGTCGCAGATCATCAACCACGGGATCTGGCCGACCCGGCCCGAAAAAAAACACCTCGCGGATCGGCTCCGCGAGGTGCTGGTCGGGTACGGCATCCAATCCCGTCAACTGGATACCGTGGGTCTGGGGTCTACCCCGCCCCCGCGGAGCAACCCCGTCAGTCCCCCCATTGAGGACATCGCCATGTTACTACGTAAACAGCAACTCCTGCCAACCACCCGCAAACACTTCGCCCTGCCCCGTGACCCCTTCGGCGAGATCCACAGCGCCGAGGAGGTGTTCGTCTCCCCGGAGGTCCGCTACGTGCGGGCCGCCCTGGCCCAGGTGGCAACCAGCGAAACGTTTTTGGCCATCGTCGGCGAATCCGGCGCCGGGAAATCCACACTCCGGCGAGACCTCGTTGACCGGATCGGGCGGGACAACCTGCCGGTGGTGGTCATCGAGCCCTACATGCAGGGCAGCGAGGATACCGAGGCCAAGGGCAAACCCCTGCGGGCCACCGACATCGCCGCCGCCATCATCCGCACCATCGACCCCATGGCCACCATCCGCCAGACGGCGGAAGCCCGCTTTGCCCAGCTCCACCGGGTGCTTCGCGATTCGCGCCGGGCGGGCAATCGTCATGTGCTGATCATGGAGGAAGCCCACACCTTATCTATATGGACGCTCAAGCAGTTGAAGCGGATCTACGAGTTGGAAGACGGCTTCCAGCGGCTCCTCTCCATCGTCCTCATCGGTCAGACCGAACTGGGGCTCAAGCTCGCCGAGAACCGCCCCGATGTGCGCGAGGTGGTGCAGCGTTGCGAGGTGGTCTATCTCGACCCCCTGGATGCGCACCTGGAGGAGTACCTGCAACACCGCCTCCAGCGGGTGGGCAAGGCGCTGCCCGAGATCATCGACCGCAGCGGTCTGGAGGCCCTGCGCGATCGGCTCACCGTCCCCGCCCGGGACCGGCGCCAGTGCGAGGTGTCGCTGCTCTACCCGCTCGCGGTGGGCAACCAGTTGATCGCGGCGCTGAACCTCGCCGCCGATCTCGGCGCGCCGGTGGTCACCGCCGACATCATCCGGAGCCTCTGACCGTGCTGGTGCGCTGTCCAGTCTGCGGGGCCTCGGCAACCCTGGAGGTGCTGGTGTCCCACGACGATGCCCGCGAGGCCCTGGCGGCGCTCGCGGGGCTCGGGGATCCGCTGGTGCGCTCGCTCATCCGGTATCTGTCGTTGCACCGCCCCGCCACCCGGGATCTGACATTTCGCCGGGTGGCGCGGCTCCTGAACGAGCTGCTGCCCGATCTCAAGGCCCAGCGCATCACCCGCAACGGCCAGCGGGTGGAGGCCCCGGCCGACGCCTGGATCTGGGCCATCGACGCCATGCTGGTGGCCCGGGATGAAGGCCGTCTCCGGCTGCCCCTGAAGGGCCACGGCTATCTCTACGAGTTGCTCTCCTGCTACCAACCCCACGCCACCCGGGGCGGTGCCAATGTGCCAGCCCACCCCGATACCAGCAGGCCGTCGCCCGCCGGATCCCGGGTGGCCTCGGCCATCGACGCGCTACAGCACCGTGTGGGTGTGAACCCCCAACCTGAGGAAGACCACCATGATTGAACCCTGGATCGAACGCGAACTGGTCGCCGGCCTGCAAGGTCTGCTGGCGCTGCGCCTCGACGGCGCCCCGGCGGCCGATATGGTCAACCGCACCCTGGATACCTGGCTGGTGGCGTTGGAGCCCCACGCCCGGGGCTGGCACGAATCGCTGGATGCCCGCCGCGTCAAGACTGCGTTCCAGCGGCTGTTTTCCACCTGCGAGCGCTGGCCCGCGCCGAAAAAGCTGCTGGAGCACATGCCACCCCGCGAACGGGGTGGGGTGCCAGCGTTGCCGAAGCTGGACAGTGGACAGCGGGAACGCAACCGCACTCGCCTGGCCGATCTGGTGGACCGGCTGAAGAAGCGCAAGGCCATCACCCAGGAGCCGCTGGCATGAGCCGGCGCGCCCTGAACCGGCGGGCGCTGATGGCCAAGCTCCAGGTGGCCCGCCACCAACTGGGCATGGACGATGACGCCTATCGGCTACTCATCGCTCGGCATGGTGCCAGCGGCGATCCCCCCTCCAGCACGACGCTGTCCGATGACGCCCTGGTGGTGGTGGTGACGGAGCTGGAGGCCAAGGGCTGGAAGCCCGCGGCCCCCCGCCGCTCCACCCGACGCCAGCTCGCCACCGAACCGCTACACCTGAAGATCCGGGCGCTGTGGCGGTTCCTCCATGAGATCGGGGTGGTGCGCCACCCCGATGAGAAGTCCCTGGCCGCTTACTGCAAGCGCCTCACCGGGGTGGAGGATCTGCACTGGATCAACCTCCGGCAGGCCGAGCGGCTGGTGGAGAGCCTGAAGAAGTGGGGAGAACGGGAGCTGCCCGCGCGGCTGGAGGCGCGGCGGGTGGCCCTGGTGACAGCGGGGTGTCTTGAAGATCGCCACAGCCTGGACCATCTTATCGGCCACGTGGCCGGCCGTTTGAGTCCGGCGGGATACGATGCACTCCACGCCACCTGGAATTATTTTGATGGACTGGAAGATGGACGAGAAAGTCGTCCGTGATGGCCCGGAATTGCTGGTCAACCTCTGCGAGGTGATCAGCCGCCAGGTCCGCGAGGCGGGCCTGGACTGGGAGACCGCCGACACCGTGGCGCTCGCCGTGGTGGAGAGCATGGCCGAGCAGTGGGGCGGCCAGAGTGTCTATTTTCCCAAGGGTTCGCACGCGCAGATGCGACTGCGCAAGCGCGATCTGGACATCTACCGCGAGTTCACCGGCCACAACCACGCCGACCTGGCGGCCCGCTACGGGGTCAGCAAGGTCTGGGTCTACGCCATCGTGAGAAGACTTCGCGAAGAGATCCGCAAGCACGGCACCCAGGTTGACCTGTTCTGAGGCCCTGAGAGGGGCTGCTCCCTACCTAACCCCTGGTTTCCCCCGTCAGCGCCTTCTAGGTGCGTCATGACGCGTTATGACGGTATTTCCGCTGCCTGGCCGATCTGCCTGCCACCGCCAGCAGTCCCCACCCCTCGTTTTTGTAAACCAGTTTAATAGATTGGCCCCCGGCCGCCGGTCATGATGACCCTATTTACGGGAGGGCACCATGGCAGTAATACCCCTGTTTCGACCCGGTCGGCACACCGACATCTCCGGCCAGACGCTGACCTTCAGCGAGGCGGACTGTCAGGCATCGGCCGCGGCCTACGATCCGGCATTGCATGAAGCACCGTTGGTGGTGGGTCACCCCCAGACTGATGCACCCGCCTATGGGTGGGTCTCCGCGCTGCGGTTTGCCGAGTCCGAACTGGTGGCTGAACCCCATCAGGTGGACCCCGCTTTCGCTGAGTTGCATGGTAGCGGACGGTTCAAGAAGGTTAGCGCGGCGTTCTTCCGTCCGGACTCGCCGAACAACCCCAAACCCGGCGTGTGGTATCTCCGCCATATAGGATTTCTGGGCGCGCAACCTCCGGCGGTGAAGGGGCTGAAGGCTGCCCAGTTCGCCGACGGTGATGACTACCTCACCGTGGAGTTTGCCGAACCGGTGACCGCCGATCCGATGGCCAGCGATGCACAGACTCGCCTGGAGCGCGAGAACGCCCAACTGCGGGCCGCTATCCAGCAGATGCACCGCGACCAGGAGCAGGAGAGGCTGCGGCTACGCCATGTTACCCATCAGGAAAAAGCGGCCAAGCTCGTGGCCGAAGGCCGGATCAGCGAACGCGACGCTCTTGTGGTGGTGGCCGTGCTCGATGCGCTGGCCGATGACGCCCGGGTGGCCTTCGCCGAGGGCGAAGCGCCGACGGAACTCCATACGGCACTGCTGGACAGCCTGGGCGGTATCCCCCCCCGGGTGGAGTTCGCGGAGGTGGCCACGAAGGACCGGGTCGCCAGGGTGGAGGATGACACCGTGCGCTACAGCGAAAACACCAACCCCGAGCGCATCCCCCAGGACCAGGCCATCCGCGCGTATCAGAAAGAGCACGGCGTGAACTACTTCGCGGCGGCCATGGCCGTCATGTCCAAACCCCAGCAGTAAGGAGCGCCAATGAGCCGCCTATCCAGCCTAAGGGTCGTCGATCCGGTCCTGTCCAACCTCAGTATCGGCTACAGCAACGCCCAGCTCGTCGCCGATCAGTTGTTCCCCTACGCGCCGGTTGAGCGTGAAGGGGGCAAGATCCCCATGTTCTCCAAGGAAGCGTTCCGGGTGTACCAGACCGAGCGGGCGCTGCGGGCCAAGAGTAACCGCATCAACCCCGAGAACATCACCGACCAGGACATCGTGCTCGATGAGCATGATCTGGAGTACCCCATCGACTACCGGGAGGATGCCGAGTCGGCATTTCCGCTCCAGGCCCACGCGACCATGGTGGTCACCGAGGGCATCCGGCTACGGCATGAAAAGTACTGCGCCGACCTCGCCCAGAACACCGCGAGCTACCCGGTGGGCAACAAAATCGTGCTCTCTGGCACCAGCCAGTTCACCGACGGCTCGAACTCCGACCCCGAGGGGGTGATCGACGACGCCAAGAGCGCCATCCGGGCCAAGATCGCCCGCCACCCGAACACCATGGTGATCGGCTACCCCAGCTACAAGACCCTCAAGCGCCACCCCAAGCTGCAGGCGATCCTCTCCGACACCCGCCCGCGCATGGTGCAACTGGCCGATCTGCGAGAGCTGTTCGAGATCGAGAACATCATCGTCGGCATGGGCACCTTCGTGGCCGATGGCGGTGATGTGTTCAGCGACATCTGGAGCGACAACATCGTGCTCGCCTACGTACCCGCGCCCCTGCCCGCGGGTGGTGGTGCCGAGGGCGAGGGCAACCGGCGGAACATGTACAACCCCTCCTACGGCTACACCCTGCGTAAGCGCGGCTGGCCGCAGGTGGACACCCGTACCGAGGACGGCAAGCTCGAAATCGTCCGAAACACCGACATCTACCGCCCGTACCTCCTCGGCGCCGAGGCGGGCTACCTGATCTCCGATACCAACGGCTGAGACTGAGCCCAACCCTGACTGACCCTTACTTACAGGAACCACGACGATGACCGACGAGAAAGACACCACCAAGGGCGGCGTACCCGAGGAGTTCCCCTACGTGGTGGGCGACACCCCCATCGTTCACAACGGTCTGCGCTACGAGCCTGGCCAGACCATCATGTTGACGGATATGGAGGCGCTGCATCTGGGTCCCCGCGTCCAGCCCGTGCCCACCAAGGGAGGTAGCCGGAAATGATGACCCAACAGGTTGTCCTCACGTTATCCATGACCGCCGCGGCGGCACAGCCACGGTTGCGTTTCATCGGCTTCGATGGCGGCGTGCCCGCGGCGGGTGCTGCCGTGGTCGGTGTCACCGAGGCCAGTGCCGCCCTGGGTGAACAGGTGCCCGTCAACGCCCAGGGCGTGCTGCTGGTGGAGGCTGGCGGCGCCGTCGCCGTGGGCGCCGAGGTGGAGACGGACGCCGCCGGCAAGGCCATTGCCCAGTCCGCTGGCGTGACCTGCGGCCGGGCGCTGGATCTGGCCGCCGCTGACGGTGACATCATCCGGATCCTCCGGGGCGGCTGATACCGACCAACACAACCAATACCGGGCGTACTGATGCTAGCGCAAATCCTGTCTGAACCCAGCGGCCAACCGTCGACCATGCGTGTCATCACTCTGGTCGCACATGTTGCGTTCTGGGGTGTCTGGGCTGCTCTGTCGATCATGGCTGGCCGGATGATCCAGATCGAGGAGCCCGTGCTGCTGCTGCTGCTGGGACAGAGCGGACTGAAGTTGGGGCAGCGCTGGGTGGAGGGTAAGAGTTCGGTGGCCACAGCGTCCCAGGGTGGCCGGAAAACCCTGCCCACCGTGGAACTGCCCACCAGCAGGCCGGCAGCCGCACCATGAGTGGCTACGCCACCCTCACCGACCTCGCCCGCATGGCCACCGGCCATTGGGAGGAGTTGGCCCAGCACACCGGACGCGATGCCCGGGTGACGGGCGAACTCCTCCACCTCACTGCCACGGGCGGGGATCGGAGCGGGTACGACGCGGCGGTGATCGCCCTGGCCGATGAGTCCCACGCCACGCTCCTGGACGCCCTGGAGCGGGCCAGCCGCTTCGCCGATACCTACCTCGCCCCACGCTACCGGGCGGTGATGCCCCTGTCCGAGGGGCTGGTGCTGAGTAGTGACCTACCCAGCGCCGTGGCAGCGGTGGCACTGCGCCGGCTCTACGGCCACGCGGTGCCCGAGGAGGTCCGCCAGGGCACCGCCTGGGCCGATGCCTACCTGCGCGACATCAGCACCGGCAAGGTCTCGCTGGGTGGCGAGGACACCGCCACCGCGCAGGCCCCCGGCGAGGTGCGGGTACGGGCACCGGGCAAGTCGTTCGACTGGGATAAGTACTGATGGATTTCCTGGCGCTGGAGGAGGCGATCATCACCCGGCTGCGGGAGACTCTGCCGGAGACTCTGCGGGTGCTCTCGGCGCTCGATCTCGCCACCGTCGCCAAGGGCACGCTCCCCGCCCCCTCGGTGCATGTGATCTACGACGGCTACGACATCGTGGAGCAAAACCCCGCCCGCTGGCGGATGGTGCAGCGCTGGCTGACGGTTGTGTGTGTGCGCTCGGTCACCGCCGTGCAATCGGGGGCGGGCTCGCGGGATGCGGCCGGCCCGCTGCTCGGCGACGTGGTGGCCTCGCTCCACCACTGGCAACCCGCTGTTGCCGACCTGGATGCCCGGTCCCTGGAAATCGACTCCGCACCCCGCCCCGGCTACACCGCCGGATCCGGGTTTTTCCCCCTGGCCTGGACCACTACGGTCACGGTCAAGACCCATCCTGAAAATTACTGAGGAGAGCACCTATGAATCTTCGACTCGTGCTCCTCGTGGCGATGCTGGGGGCGGCGCTGCTGTCCACCGGCTGCCAGGAGGAGTTGGTGAGCCTGGCGGATCGGGCGGTGACGCGCTACTGCGATCGCTCACCCCCCCAGCGCCGGTTGTTGCGCGACGTGGTGGCCGAGGCCGTGGCCCCGAACACCATCGAGATCACCTGCGTCGTCGATGCGGTGACCCCCACCCCGGAGATGTCCGATGAGTAACACAAAAATCGGCATGTATGCCGGTGATGTGCTGGTGAGCCTGATGGCCGATGGCGGCGCCTGGGAGAACTACCGGGGGCCGTTCAACGCCAACAAGATCGAGATCAACGACGGCAACATGGAGATCAAGCGGCGGATATCGCGTATGCGCGATACCTACGGCGCCGCGCTCGCCACCGCCATCATTCCGCAGCCGGCGAGCATCGGGATTGATTTCGACGATGCCGCCGCCGACGTGGTGGCGATGATGTTTCGCTCCACCGCCGAGACTCTCACCCAGGGCTCCGGCACCGTCACCGCCGAGACCCACGCCCGGGAGATTGGCCGCTGGATCAAACTCGCCTACGGCAACATCGACGAGGGGTCGGTGGTGGTGGATACCGATGCGGGCGCGGGGCTGGGTAGCGCCTACGAGATCAAATACCGGGGCGGATTTATCCGGTTTCTCTCCGGCACTGGCGATGCCGATATCGACTACGCCTACAGCGCCGTGGACGGCACCAAGATCCGGGGTGGGACGAAGCAACAGGTGCGGATGCGGCTGCACCTGGACGGGCGCGATCTGGCCGACAACAGCCCGGTGGAACTCTGGGTCCACGACGCCACCGTGGGACCGTCGGCGGGGCAGAACGTGCTGGCCACCGACCCCGTACTGACGACGCTGTCCGGGGAACTGGCGGTGCCCTCCGGAGGCAGCACCGCCTACGAGATCCACTACAAATAATCCGGCCGGATTGGCCCCTATATATAAGGAGTAACCCATGGCCCAGAAAGCTGACGACAAACCGGACGACAAACCCGAAGAAAAACCCGGCTCCGGGTTTGTCACGGTCACCCTGAAGAAGGGGCACACACACAAGGGTGTCTGGCGCCCGGCGGGTGAGAAGGTGGAGGTCACCCCCGCCCGGCGGGACTGGCTGGCCAAGCGCGGGGTGATCTGACCTCGCGCCGACGCCCACCCATCGCCACCCGTCGGGTGGCGATGTCCTCTCCCCCCCATTCGATAGATGCCCATGGCCCGTAACCTCGAACTCCAACTCCGTATCCAGGCCATCACCGAGGGCCTGGATACCGTTCGTGGACTGATCGGCGGCCTGGCCGATCTGGGCGTCAATACCGACGAGGCCGCCGACCAGGTTGAGTTGCTAGGCAATATGCTCGATCACCTGACCAACCAGCAGGAGTTGATCGAGTCATTCCGCACCCTCAAGAAGCAGACCGTCGATAACGGCAAGGCGCTGGACGAGGCCCGCGCCCACGCCGCCGCCCTGGGCCAGGAACTGGCCAACACTGAAAACCCCACCCAGGCCCAGACCAAAGCGTTCGAGAAGGCCCGTAAGGCCGTCAACGAACTGGAGGCCGAACACCAGCGCAACACCCTGGCGCTCCAGGAACACCGCCAGGCCATGGCGGATGCGGGCATCGACACGGCGAACCTGGGGGCCGAGCACCAGCGGGTACGCCAGGCGCTGCGGGCCACCGAGCAGGAAATCACCGACCTGACCCAGAGCCTGGAGGCGCAGAGCCTGGCCATGGAGCAGGGCGCCCAGGCCGTGGCCGATGCGGCCCAGCGGGCAGGCGAGGCGGCGGCAGAGGCCGTTGCCGACGCGGGGGGATCGGCGGAGGAAGCCGCCGCGGCTGCCGAGCGGGCCATCGAGGCGGTGACCGCCGCTGGTGAAGCGGCTGCCGACGCGGTCGGCGAGGCAGGCGGATCGGCCCAGGACGTGGTCACCGCCATGACTGACGCGGCCACCGAGGCGGCGGAGGAGACCCGGGCCACGGCCCAGGCCACGGCCCAGGCCGGTCAACGCAGCAACAGCGTGCTGGGTCGGTTGCGCCAGGGCTTCGGGTCGTTGCGCAGTAACATGCTGCTGGCCGGACAGGCCACCCTGGTGTTCGACTGGATCGCCGACAAAGCCGGGGCGGTCATCGCCAAGGTGGTGGATCTGTCCAACCGCTACGCCGAACTCACCGGCAAGCTGGGCCAGGTCACCGAGAGCAGCGAGGAACTGGCCGCTGCCCAGCAGGCGGTGTACGACATCGCTCAGGACACCCGGTCGGTGATGGACAGCACCGCCGAACTCTACGCCAAGGTCGCCAAGGCTGGCGCGGACCTGAACCTCACCCAGCGCGAGACCGCCGATATCACCCGCCTGGTGAACCAGGCGTTCAAGATCGCCGGTACCGACGCGCACGCGGCTGATGGTGCTATTCGCCAGCTTGCCCAGGGCCTGGCGAGTGGGACACTCCGAGGCGATGAGTTCAACTCCATGATGGAGGCCAGCCCCCGGCTGATGGAGGCGCTCGCCGAGGGGCTCGGGGTGGCCAAGGGTGAGCTGCGGGGGATGGCGGAACAAGGGGCGCTGACCTCGGAGCGGATCATTGCGGCGCTCATGTCGCAGACCGATACGATTCAGAGCGAGTTCGAGGAGTTGCCGAAGACCGTCGATGGCGCAGTCACTCAGATCGAGAATGCGTTCCTGCGCTATGTGGGGCAGATGGATCAGGCGACCGGCGCATCGGATTTGTTCGCCACCGCAGTAGAGGGGTCGGTGGCGGTGGTGGACGCCGCCGCTGAGAAAATCGCAGCGCACATCGGTGCGGTAGTGGCGGTACTGGTGGCCAGTCTGATACCGGCGCTGGTAGCGTCGCAGGCGCGACTCACCGCGTGGGCGGTGAGTGCCGTATCGTCATTTCAAATCACGGCAGGGGCGGCGGGGCTAACAGCCAAGGCCATGACTGCGGTCTCGGCGGCGCTGAAGCCGTTACTGGCGCTAGCCGCCGGATTCCTCTTCGGGCAGTACCTCTATCAGCAGTTCGCGGTTGCCAGGAAGGCCGGGGTAGCCCTGGTCGCAGCGTTGCTGGAGACGGGGGAGGCGATCCGCTATGCCTGGGAAGTAACCAAGGCGGTGTTCACCGATGACACAATCGAGGATGCCACCCGCCGTCATGAGGAGCGCCTGGCCGAACTCCGCGACAACATGACCCAGGGGTTCATTGACGCGGGCAAGCCACTGGAGACCCTGGCCGGTGGTGTCGACGACCTCGCCGACTCAGAGGAACGCGCCATCAACCTCGGTCTCGACCTGGCCGAGACCATCAAGAAGATCGGTGAAGAGTTCCAGAAGACCGGCGATAAATCCGCCGCGCTCGACACCCTCATCAAAACCCTGAGCGATGAGGGCGCTTTCACCAACGGCGCTGATGGTGTCGCGCTGTTGGTCGATGGTCTCACCCGCTTGCAGGAGCAGATCGGGCTGACGGATGAGGAACTCACAGATGGGTTGCTCGGCACCCTGAGTGGCCTCTCCGGCGACGAACTCCGGGATTTCCAAGCCGCTGCGGAGCAGGCATTCTCCCAGGGCAAACTCTCCGCCGAACAGATGGCCGTGGTGCTCGATGGCGTAACCGCCGCCAGTCTCGAAAAACTGGGCCAGACCGCCAAGAAGGCAGGCGACGAGGCCATCGCCGTGTTCGAGGGCCTGGCCCGTGAAGGGACTGCCGCCGCCGCCGACATGGCGGGGGCCTTCCAGGACGCCCTATCCAAGGCCGCCACCCCAGACCAGGTGGCCGAACTGCAATCCCTCTGGGAGGAGTACGGCCGCACCGGCAAACTCTCCGCCGATCAGGTGGCCGATGCGCAGCTCGCCGTGCAGCGCCGTCTGGTGGAGATCGCCCAGCAGTCCGACAGCACCACAAAAGCGTTCCAGGCTCTCGGGCTGAAAAGCGCCGAGGCCCTGGCCCTGGCCACGGCCGAAGCGGAACGCAACTACGAACGCCTCAAGGCCGGGGGTGCCACCACCGAGCAGTTGAAGGCAGCGTTTCTTGCCTACGCCGAGGCCGCCGTCCAGTCGGCAACCGCCACCGGCCAGACCGTCGACGCCAGTGTCGAGGCCGAAGCGGCCACGCTGGGGCTGTCGACAGAACTCGCCGACCTGGTGGCCAAGTACGACGAGGCCGCCAAAGCGGCGGCGGCGCAGGCCGAGGCGCATGCTGCCGAGATCGAGAAGGTTCACGAGCTGGCGGATCAACTCGCCGCCGAGCGCGAGCAGCGCCGCGCTGCCGTGGAAGCGGCCAACGCCCAGGCGGTGGCCAACGCCAAGGCCCGCGCCGAAACCGCGAAGGCCGCGCAGGCCGCCGATCGCAAGGCGGAGGCGGAGGAACGATCGGAGCGGGCCACCCAGCGGGCCGCCGCGGCGTCATCCTTCTTCAGCAAGATCATCCAGGGCGCTACCAACTGGGTCGCTCGCTACGGCGAGCAGGCCGTGGAGGCGTTTCAGAGCGTGCGCACGACTGGCCGGATGGCGACCACCTCGGTTGACGAGCTGGACCGTCGGATCCAACACAACACCGAGACGCTCACCAAATCTAACTATGCCTACGCCCACTCCAGCGGCGCCATCAAATGGGCCAACAGCGTCTGGAACGCGGCGCTGAGGGTGGAGCAGGCCGTGCTCGTGGAAACTAAAGCGGCGCGCAAGGCCGTGGAGGCCGTGGAGGCGCTTGGCGAGCAATCCGACCTCAGCGCCCAGGACGTGGCACGACTCGAACGCTACGCCCGCTACTCCACCGATAGCTTTAAGTTGTTGGGCGATAGTGACCTGTCCAACCTGGAATCCGCCATCGAGCGCGCCCGTGATCGAGTCGACGAACTGCGACGATCCGCCCGGGATGCGGCGGCCCAGCTATCGGATCTGGCCGACAGCATCCAGGCGAACACCGCCCAGACGCTGCGCGAACTGATGGCCGTGGAGGAGCGGCGGTACCAGCAGCAGTTGGAGCAGATCGACGAACTGGCGGATCAGGCCGGCGCCTCTGGTGCTGCCGAGGCCCGGCGCGCCAGGCAGGCGGCGCGTGAGGAGCACCAGCAGCGGATCGCCGAGATCAAGGACCGGGCGGAGGAAGAGAAACGGCAAGCGGAGGAGCGGGATGAGGAAGAGCGCCGCGAACGACCCGCGCCGCGAGAGCGAGAGGATACCCGGGATCGCCAATCGGGTGCTTCGCCCCCAGTCCAGGCCGGCACTGACCTACCCACCCGGCGAGTAATCCTGGAAGGTCCGCGGGGTGACGAGGTAACCGTACTGGTCGACAACGATGAGGTGGAGCAGCGCCTACTCAGCGTGCTGGCCAGTGGCCGAATGGTGGTGCAATGACCGCTACTACGACGCTGACCTATGACGGAACCACAATCGACTTGCCGGGGGATATTCAGTGGACCGACGAGTTCGCCTGGAGTCCCGTGGTTCAGCAGTCGGAGTACGCCTCCGACGGGACGCTGATTCTGGAGGAGACGCTACGGCAGGCAGGCCGCCACATCACGTTATCCACTGGCGCGTTCGCGCTGGTGAGTCGGGCCACGGTTGACGCGCTACGGGGTTGGGAGTCCATGCCAGGTATTCAAATGACCCTGGTGCTGGCGGATGGCGTATCTCGGGCGGTGCAGTGGCGTCGACCAGGTATCCAGGCCAGGCCCTGGCAGGATTATCACATCGCTCCACCAGCGAGTGATGACCCCTTTACAGTGACATTGAATTTCTTGGAGATATGATGCCCGACCTGATCCCAGCCGACGCCATCGTGCTGCTCGAACCTCAGATCATGTCCCAGGCGGACAACGCCGGGGGCCTGATGACCGGCAACGTGATCCCAGATAGCCAGGTAGGTAACCTGTTCCAGCCCATATCCAGATGGGCCAGGGCCTACGGCGAAGTCGACCTGCAAAAGGTATTTTTCGGTGTGCTCACCGACAACACCGCCACCTACGCGGGCGTCCACATGATCATGACCGCCCGCCCCGAGGACCCCCGGGTCTCCGCGGTGATGATGACCCTGGACAGCTACACCAGCGTCCGTGCCGACGCGCAGAATGCTATTGAGAGCTACCTGGCGGCGGGGCCGTCCACCGGTATGCGGCTGTTCGAGGATCAGCTCCAGGGGGCTCGGGCCATCACCGTCTGGATGCACCCAGACGAGCCTATCCCGGAGGTGGGCGATGTGCTGGTGCTCTCGGTGGAGTCCGATCTGTACGCCGCTGCGCAGCAGTATGTGCGCATCAGTAAAATCGCCTCAGATATCGTGCGCACGTTCCGGATTGACACGTCCGTAGGCCCGTTTGAGGCCCGGGTGTTAACCCTGGAAATCGGGACGACACTGCGCCAACGATTTCCGGGCATCGCCCCGAGCTGGAAATCCACCGCGATCAGCCCCACGCGGGTCCGCGAAACCCAAATAGCCGATAGCGCGGTGTACTACGGGGTACAGCCCCTGGTGGTGGCGGCCTCGGTGGGTGATGCCGTGCTCTCAGTGGCGTCGGTGTTCGATACCCTGGTGCCCTCCACCCAGCGAGAGAACCCGCTGGTGGATCAGCGCCTGGCGGGTGATCGCACGGTGGTATTTGCCAGTGGTCAGGGCAGTGTGCGGCGAGAGATCGCCGCTGGCATATCGTTTGAGGGGGGGCCGTTTTTCCTGGGCGGCCCAGTCGCGCCAGGGTCAGTGATCATCCGCGCAGGATCGCCCAACCAGTTGACTGACAATGGTGCCGGACAATGCCTGCCGGGCGTGGGCGTCACCGTGGGATATCATGCCGAAATAGACTATGCCACCGGCAATGGACTGATGGTATCCGATGGTACGACCGGCAACATGCGCGACACAGCGGACTATGTGCCTGCTGGCGCCCTGGGGCAGCCTAGCGAGACGTTGGCGATCCCCATTGAGATCACCAACCGCCAGTTAACGTATGTTTTTAGCCTCAATCCCATTCCTGCCCCTGGGACTACCAGGTTGTCGTTCCGATCGCTGGGCAAATGGTACACAGCCTCGGAGCAGGGTAACGGGGAGTTCAGCGGCGCGGCCATCGGGACGCTCAGTTTCGCCACGGGTTCCGGCCAGATCACCCTGCCGAGCTATCCCGACGCTGGTACTGCAATCCTGATCGCCTGGGGTACAGCTATCCACTACGAAGCCCGGGTGACCACCCCACTCGCTGTGTGGCCGTATTTTGTGGTGACGCTCGGACCCTGCGAGGCCACCACGGTGGACATATCCTGGCTATCGGACGGTGTCACCTACACAGTGACGGATGATGGGTCGGGCAATCTCAGCGGCGCGGATGGGTCCACGGGGTCCATCAACTACACCACGGGCCGAGCTGTTATTCGGCCACGGCACCTGCCGGATGTGGGGAGTTCCGTCGATACCACGGTTACTACCCTGGCCGGTGGTGCTACCGCGGGTGAATCGTTTACGGCTGGATCCAGCGTGATCAGTGTCACGCTGGCTGATGCGCCGGAGCCCGGCACGGTGGAGGTCACGTGGACTGAGCGGTATTTGTATACCAGCTACTCCGGAAAAACCCGGGAGAGATTTTACACCCGACGGGTCCGAGACGATGGCGTAGGTGGGTTTGTCAACATTAGTGGTGCCACCATCAACTACGTCTCGGGCGGGATCTCGATCCCGACGGGCATCACAAAAATTAATGCCTATTATTCGTGGCTCAAGAAGGAGTGGAGGCAATATAGTCACGTCACCGAGCTGGTATCGGGATCCCAGATCCAGGTAACCTACCTGCCCGCCAATCCCACCACGACACCCGCGGCGACCAACTCCCTGGCCGTGGGGCCGCTCCTACTGGATCTGACCGATCCTGATGGAGATCTGCCAGTAGTACCCGGATCAATAGCCCTGGTGCTGGGCGATCCGTCAGCGCTGGACCACGAATCTACAGCCGAGTTGGCTACACGGGGGGTAGATCTACTACGGGATCGCAGTGGATCGCTGTACGCCAACATCGATACCCAGAACAACAGCGGTGTGTTGGCGGGGGCCATGGACTATGCCAGCGGTTTATTGAGCCTGGATTTCTGGCAAGCCCGGGATATTAGCGTCCACGGTGCGACGCTTTACGGTCTCGCGGTGGCCTACGGCGACTTCGAGCTGGGTGACCCGGCATTTCGCACGGCAGGCGCGCCCCTCGGGGCAGGCAGCCTGATCGTCACCGCCACCCGCCCCGATGGATCGCCGGTGACGGCCACGTCGGACCTGTCCGGGAATCTCAGTGGCGATCGAGTCACCGGCACGGTGGATCAGGAAACCGGTGTAGTGCAGGTGTATTACGGGGAATATCTCGACGACGCTGCTCTGACCCCAGCGCAAAAAGCAGAGGAATGGTACGACCCAGCGGATGTGGCGGAGGGCCAGATCTGGCGCCCCTGGCCGGTGCTAGCCCACACCCTGCGCTACTCCACCGTGACCCTCACCCGGGTGCCCCTGGATGCCGATCTGCTGGGGCTGGACCCGGTACGGCTCCCCGGGGATGGGCGCGTACCGATCTACCGTCCAGGCCAGATCGCGGTGATCACCGAGACGGCCACGGAGACCCTGGCCGGGCCGCACACCGCCGGGGCCACCGTGCAGCTACCGGTGACCGGGCTGGCGGAGATCGTGATCCGGGATGCTGAGGGGGCGGCGATCAGCGCCGCTCAGTACGAGGTGGACGATCAACTGCTCCTTGATGGGCAGGTTCGCTGGGCGGATCCGCTGGACCTCACCGGGATCACCACCCCGTTGGTGGCCGTTTATCGTTGGGAGGATATGCGCCAGATCACGGATGTGGAGGTGACTGGGGATATCACCCTGGGTCAGCCGCTGGCCCATGACTATTCCGAGGCGGCGCTGGTCGCATCGGCACTACCCTACGGGGATAGGTGGGCTCATATCGGGGTGCTGTTTTCCCAGACGTCGTGGCTCAACGAATGGCTGAATGTGCAGCAGGGGAACCCGACGCTCTGGCAGTACGACGCACTAAATCACCCGATCGAGATCGACAATCGAGGTGCGGTGACCGGGCGCTGGGCGTTTGTGTTCCAATCGACGAATAGCGGGTATCTGGTCGAGGAGAAACTGGGTGTGCTGGTAGCCGGCCACGACATTGCCTCTGATCTGGCGCCCCTGAACCCGGCCACGGGCACCCCGTATTTCGTCATCCGTGCTGCCGGCTGGGGTGCTGGCGGCCATTCCATAGGGCACTGCCTGCGATTCAACACATGGGGGGCCGCGGGATCAGCCTGGATTGCACGGTGTGTGCTGTCTGGGCCGGCAACGGCGCTGACGGATCAGATCGCTATCCAGGTGAGGGGAGACCAATGATTCACGTTTACCGATCTACTGACACTGGCGCCCCTACCCTGACCTCCGAGGCTGGGCCACTGACAGAGCAGGTGGATGCGTTTACGGTTGAGGTGAGGGGGGATCGTTAAATGCGGTTGCTAGTGGCCAGCCTGGATTCAGCCAATTACGGTTCGTATTTTAATAATTCCAACATTCAACGGGACATGAATGCCGCTGGTTATTTCGCTAATGTCAGCGGTGATGCTTTCGACAACTGGGGCAATTTCCGGATCAGCACAGCCGAGACCGATGCAGATGGGGAATCCGTACTGACAGAAACCGTTTTTTTTAATCGCCCTGAGGGAGAGATTTGGGAACAAGATTTGACGGTCGGGAACATGACCTTTCGGGTTCGTCACGGCTGGGTAGTCAATGGCCTCTGGGGCCTAGTGATTGAGCGACTCAGCGGCGTCGGCGCGTGGTATCTGCGCTGGAATGGTGACTACGGCTCTGATGCGGCTTCTCAGTATGGAGAGATTAGCCAGTCCGCCACGATACCTAACGTGACGGGATCGGTAACCGTCTACGCGAAGTGGAATAATGATAATGCCCTGGATGATCCTGGTGGTGATGCCCAGGTCGTGTATGCGGTCATCAACGGTGATCTGACCAAACATCAACTGGCCAGCTCGTCGGGTATTTATGGGCAGAATTTCATTCGATCGGGCGACGACGAGGATGGCGAAACTGCTGCCCTTGATCGTGCGGTCTCGGTACTGCTGTCGGTGGGAGACGTGCCCAGCGCCGATTTTCTGTCCGCAGTGCTCGGTGGGCTGCACACCCTGCCGGAGTTGCAGTGGGATGGGACGGTGACGCTCGACGATGGGACGGCTGTGCCCGCCACAATACGGGTCCGAAATGCCGATACCGGCAGTTTGATCAGCGAGTTTTCCGCAGGGCTGGATGGTCAGTTCGATATCTCAGTTTTTGTTGAGCCGGGACCCTATGAGGTCGAGTTTCGGTATGCCGGTACCCGCCCCATGGTGTATGGGCCGTACTACGCCGCCTAAATGGCCACGCTGACGGTCACACTATCACCAGCGGACAACCCGGTACCGCCACTGGTAGTGCCTCTGTCGTGGCTGCCTGGGCGATCCGGTCCACCCCCACCAACCAGCATGGCTGTGGTGCTGGATCCGTTCGCGTCGCCGACCTCGCCGCTGTCTGTGGTGCTGCCCGGTGGCGACCCCGGCGGTGGCGACCCCGGCGGTGGCGACCCCGGCGGAGGTAATCCTCCACCCCTCTCCCCGGTACCCAATCGCATCACCGGCCTACACACCGTCTGGGCCACTGGCCACCCAGGGCCAACAGGGACAGGGCGCCCGGGCTGGATAGCGCCCCAGGCGCGTGGAGCGGGTACGGCAGCACCCTGGGGCACCGCGTGTAGTGCTGAGCGATCCGCTACCGCACCCTGGAGGCGCCCCACCTGGCGCGACAACCGACGCACCACGCCCTGGGGGCCAGCCATACCCCGGGTGAGGGGTCTCACTGTGCCGTGGATCGTGCCCGGGTGGCGAGATCGTGGCCAAGGGTTACCGTGGGCTGGCCGGATGGCCCCTGCTGAGGCGGCTACGGGAATCCGCTGGATCGTACCTGGCCAGCAGGATCAGGCCCGCCGGCTACCGTGGTCGCCAGGCGCACAGCGCTACGGCTCGATCGATGCGGCCATCTACATCGAGTGGCCAGACGACCCGCCAGGCCCCGGGGACATTCCCACCTACCCCGGGGTGCCTACCCCCATTTTCGGACAGGTAATCCGCATGCAGCCAACACTCACCATCACAACCAGCGGCGGCGACCCGCTGCGGTGCTCGGCGGCCAGCGTCGAGATCAACCGCGATAGCTGGGGCTGGACCTGGTCTGCCACGGTCCTGGACCGCGCCAGCGTGGATCTGGTAGCGCCGTCTGGCGGGCAATACCAATCTGTGGTCATCACGATCAACGGCCACGCCTGGACCGGGCTGGCGGAGAGATGGCAGGACAACAAAAAATTCGGGGTGAGAGGCTACACCATCAGTGGTCGATCCCTGGCGGCGGAGCTGGCGGAACCTCATGCAGCCCCACGATCCCGATTGGAGGCGCAATCGATGAGCGCTGCCCAGTTGGCCAGCACTGAGTTGTCCGCCACCCCTTGGACCCTCGACTGGGATATCCTCGGGTGGATCGATTGGACTGTGCCGGCGAATACGTTCAGCTATGCCGGGTTGAGGCCCGTCGAGGCCGTGATACAGGTGGCCCGGGCGGTGGGAGCGGTGGTACAGGCGGATCCGTCGCTGCGGGTTCTGCACGTCGCAGCACGCTACCCGGTCAGCCCCTGGAGCTGGTCAGCAGCCACACCGGATGCAGTGTTACCCGAGGCGGCTGTAACTAACTGGGCTGGTAGCTATGAGCCTCGCCCGGCCTATAACACCGTGTATGTGTCGGGCAAACAAACAGGGGTGTTTGCCGAGGTACGGCGCCAGGGCACCGCCGGGGATAGCCCGATGCCGGATACGATCATCGACCCGTTGCTGACGGATATCACCGCCAACCGGGAACGGGGACGAAATGAACTGTCCGGGGTGGGTGAGATCGTCCAGGAGCAATTGACCACCGTGCTGATGCCGCCGCCGTTGGCGCCTGGGGTGATACTCCCAGGGCGATTGTTAGAGGCCACCCGGGATGGGACGAGCTGGAGGGGAGTGGTCACGGGCACACGGGTGCAGTATCAGTCGGGGTCTGTGCGCCAGTCCCTCAGTGTGGAGCGCCACCTATGAATCTGTATCGGGAGTTCAGGGGGTTGTTTGCCGACGCGCCGGTGCAGGTGGGGACGATCACCGTTGACAATGGGGACGGGACGGTGGTGGTGGAGGTGCCGCAGGGGTGGTCACTGCGGATTGATGGGAGCGGGACGGTGGGGGCTGTGGTGTATTTCGAGCGGGGGCGGATTGTGGGGGACGCGCCGAATCTGTCGGTGGTAACGCTAGATGTGTGAAAAGCGGTTTCCTATGTCGTAACGTTTCGCGAGCGTCAAATATTGCGCGGCTGGGTTTCAAATATCGCGCGCGGCTTTAGCAAGCAGCACTTCGAGTCCGACCGCCAGGTGCGGAGCGCCCTGTCCGAGCAGGTGGAGCGGCTGCCGAGTTACCGGATCGCCTTCCTGGAGCGCTTCGATGCGGTGCGTATCCAGTGGTTCCTGCTGAACCATCTGGGCGACGGTGCCCAGGCCCGGCAGCGCTACCGGTTGATCGATCAGGTGAAGGATCTACTGGGCCTGTC